ATGGGGCCTGTCGTGAGCGAGTTGGAACATCCTCGTATCCAAATCAGCGTAAGGGGTATGCGCGAGGACTACCCCGGTGCGTATGACCTGTCTATCGCCATCCGCAACATCTTGGGGGCTATCACCTCAACCACTTCGTTGAGTGGCATAAGCGTTCTGCGTATCGAGCCTCTAGGACTTCCAAACCCCATTGGCTACGACAAAGTTGAGCGACCACAGTTCACCACCAACTTCCAAGTCCACTACAAGTCCTCGTGAGCGAACTAGACCTCGTAATCCAAAGCATCAAAGCGGCTAAAGCGGCCAACCTCGCGGCCCTTCACGCTTTGGATGCCGTTGAGCGACTGTTGGGAAGTTCCAACGCCGAGGAACCTGTTTCCAAAACCGAACAGCCGGTCGACCAGCCACCCTTAGTGGTATCGGATGTGATACCAGATGGGGCTTGTAGGCACACCGATGCGGTCAAAGTCAGCACGACAGAAGGCTCATTTATGGTCTGCGACTGTGGCGAACAGCAAGAAATCTGATAATGATTTGTCTTAGTCGACTAGAACCTGCTAATCTTTTGCCACCGACTAAGGAGCAATAGATGGCAAGACGAGACACAACAGCAATAGCCACCCCCAACTACACCCCTGCTTGGGTCAATGTATTGGAGTGGAAGGGCTTGACACCGGGCGACCCCGTAAAAATCACGGGTGAGCGTGGCGACTTCACCTTCATATCTGTCCACGAAAAAGATGGCGAAGTTATCGCAGTAATCGTTCGTGGCGGCGTTTATGGACACATCACCCAAAGGGCGTTCTACCCTGACCGTGTGGTTGTAAAGACCGGCAAGCGTTCTCGCAAGACCGCCCCACAGCCCGATACAGACGAGTAAATCACCTACGAGGGGTAATGCCCCACCCACCAACGCCACAGGCGTTTTCCTAATCGGGTGCTACTATTTCAGCGTAGGCATCGCACGGGAAGGCACTATGGCTAAGGCTAAATCACAGGCATACCAAGTCACCGATAAGTCACCTCTGTCGTACAACGGCAAAGAAGCGGCTTGTGGTGATGTGGTTACTGACCTACCCGGCGAGAGCATCACTTGGCTCCTCGCAGACGGGTTTATTGTCGCTGCTGAAACGGCAGATGAGCCTGTCACGCCAGATGAGCCTGTCACGCCAGAACCCGAAAATACTCCTGACGAAACCCCTGCTGACGAAACCCCTGCTGAAGGCGAACAGTAATGGCTACCTTCTTACACGGTAAGAACACACGGGTTATGTTCGTCAACCCCAACTTCGTATCGCAGGCCTTTACGGCTTCTGCTACGAACGGTAGTGCGATTATCACCATCGTCAATGCCAATGTCGTTCTTATTCCCGGTATGGTCGTGACTGCTGTCTCTGGCTTGGTTGCTGGAACGGTAATCACCTCGGCTTCTGGGCGCACGCTCACCCTGTCCAACACCTTCACGGGAACCACCGGAACTATCACCTTCAACGCAAGCATCACGGGCGGTGCAACAGGTATTTCTCACGACCTTTCGCAGTTCTTCAATGATGTCTCGGTATCCTTCTCTAGCGAAGCAGCCGAAACCACGACCTTTCAGACCTCTGGCGTGAAGTCTTACATCGCCGGTCTGCGCGAAGGAAGCATTTCACTAGGCGGCTTCTATGACGGAACCGTAACAGGTGTGGATGCCATCCTCAACACGGCTCTCACCTCAACGGGTGACGAGGGTTGCATCGTTTTCCCTGATGGCAACTCATCTGCCACCTCTATTTCTCGCTGCTACATCACCAGAGGTATTGAGACTAAGTATGACCTGAAATCGCCTGTTTCTGGCGTAGTTGCGGTAGATACTGAAATCCAAGCCGACGGTGGCGTGTGGCGAGGCATTGGTCAGACCTTCACCCAAAGCGGTGCGGCAACGACCTACGCACCCAGTACATCTGGCTACAACCGTAACCTAAACAACTCGTCTAGTACGGGTACGCAAACCTCTGGTACCACCACAAATGGTGGGCTTCTGCTTCTGGGCGTGACGGCGCTGACCGGCACATCCCCAACGGCAGCCCTAACTTTCCAGCACTCCCAAGACGGTATTACTTGGACAAGCCCTACGGGTGGCGACCTCGGTACCGAAACCGGCGTAGGTGGCGGTGTCGTCATCCTCGCAGGGAGTATCTACAACTACACAAGGCTACAAGTGGTCTTGGGTGGTACAAGTCCTTCAGCAAATATCTACTACGGGCTAGCCCGTTTCTAAGGAGTAATAATGGCAACTTTCCAACACGGTAAAAACGGATTTCTAGCCCTCGGCTACGAAACCGCTACAACTGTCGCAACCATCCCAACCCTGACCGCAGCCATCTCGGCTACTACGGCTATGGGGTCAATCACTGGTTTCACCAACTCGTTGCTTGACGGCAACAAGGCGAACCCCATTGTGACGGGTGGTACGACCTACGGTATTTTCCTCGGTGGTGTTCCAAACTACCTGACTACTGCCGTAACAGCCTCTGGTGGAACCCTCCAAGTGGCGGCAACTGCCGCTACTGGCGCACAGGTGCTTTCGATGGTCAACATTTCACCATACATCAACGACATTTCGTTCCCACAGCAAATCGAAACCCAAGAAACCACGACCTTCTCGGCTGCTGGTGTAAAGACCTACATCGTTGGTCTGCGTGGGTACACCATCTCGTTCGGCGGTATGTTGGACTTGACTACTGCCGCTACCAACGCTCCCGGTGGTGTGGACAAGATTATGTCGAACATCATCGACTTCCAAAACGTTTCTAGCGCCAACCTCGTTTCGTTCGTCTATGGCCCTGCTACCCCCGGTGCTTTGAACGGTGGAACCGCCGACTTGAAGTACTACGGTCAAGGCATTTTGACGAAGTACGACCTCAAATCCTCTGTTTCGGGTGTTGTCACCTTTGACGGCGAACTTCAGGTCACGGGTGTTGTAACCCGCACGACTGCTCTTTAGTGACTACACTCTAGGTAGGAACTAACAAGGAGCATAGGTGTCAAACCTTTCAGCAAAGATTTTCGCAGCAGCAGACATTGAGAGTGAACTCGTAGAGGTTGCTCAATGGGATGTCACATTGCTAGTGAAATCCATCACGGCCAAAGACCGCGCAGTAATGATTTCGGGTTCAGTAGAGAACAACGGTGATTTCCGCCTAGAGGAAATCCTGCCCGACCTCGTTATCGCTGCGTGCTACGACCCAGAAACGGGCGAGAAGGTTTTTCAGCCCCAAGACCGTGATGCACTAATGGCAAAGTCAGCCGCACCCATTGAGCAGTTGGCGCAAGTCGCTATGCGCTTGTCGGGTATGGACGAGGAAGCCGTGGATGCGGCGGGAAAAGGTTCTACGCCAACCCAGAGCGACGCTTCCTCTTTGAGTTAGCGGAGAAGTTAGGGAGAACAGTTGGCGAACTTCTAGAGGGTTCTCCCGCACATCGGCCAATGTCTGCTAGTGAAATGGTGGAGTGGCAAGCGGTTTGGAAAATACGCGCGTATGAGCAAGAGGAAGCAATGAAGGAGAGTGGCAACTACTAGCAAATGAAAAGGGGGCTGTGATGGAAGAAAGTATGCGTATCCGAATACTCGGTGATGCTGCTGGCGCACAGACCGCTTTTCAGCAAGTAGAAAAAGCCGCCGAACTCGCTGCTGGCAAAATCACAGGCTCGTTTGAGCATCTTGGACATCTGTTCAAGAGAACCATCGGTTTTGCTGGTATTGCCGTAGGTATTGACCAAGCCCTAGAAAGTGCCTCGCACCTCATCAACGCACAGAAGGCACAGTCAGCACTTCTAGAGAACCAGTCTAAGCAACAGGGCAGCCTTATCAAGTTGAAAGACTTTGAGATAGAGGGTAATGCGAAGGCATACTCGTGGAAGTCCAAAACTTTAGACCAGATGGCTACGCAGTTATCACTAGCCAACGGCATCAACAAGCAAGACATCGTTATGGCGCAGAACCGCCAACTTACGAACACAGACTTGCTGAAGTTCTACTCCAAGGGGAATAGTTATCTTTCCAAGCAGAACGCAACCTACAAAGAAATCGTAAAGGAAGCCAAAGAGCAGGGTCATCATATGTCTGGCTCACAGGCGGCAATGGCAACCACTTTGACCACCGCCGCCAACCTTGCTGCAGTCACGGGTAGGGGTATCAACGGCTCAATGATGATGCTGACCCGACTATTGGCTGACCCCGAAGCACGTATGTCATCTATGTCTCGTATGGGCATCCAAATCGCCAAGTCCGACCAAGACCGTATCAAGGCGCTACAAAAGTCCAAGGGTCTTATGGCGGCGCAGGGCGAGTTGCTGAACGTGCTGGATA